CGCGATTTCCGGGAGGAGGCCCGGGAGGCCGCTGGCCCCGCGTGGAAATCGATGGACCGCGCGCAACGCACGGCCGCCGTGCGGACGATCCGGAAGCGCTGGACGGCCGAGAACATCGGGCAGGTGCCGGGCAAGGTCAGCTACGACGACTGGCTCCGGCGGCAGCCGGAGACTTTCCAGGATGAGGTGCTTGGGCCTGGGCGCGGGAAGCTCTTCCGTGCCGGCCTCAAGATGGACAAGTTCGTTGACCGGCGGGGAGCGACCCTTACACTCGCTGAACTCAAGGAACGCTACTCGGAACTCGTAGGGGGCTAAAGTACCATGGATTGGGACTTTTCGAAGGTTTGGGACGTGATCGATCGGGTGCCGGAGGACTTCCGCGGCCTCTACACCGAGAAGGACGGGAAGCTCGTCGTCGACTCCGAGCATGCGGGGGTCAAGTCCGCAGTCTCGGCGATCATGGGTCTCCAGAAGGCCCTCGTGGCGACGCGCAAGGAGAACGGGGAGCTGCGCGGGCGCGCCGACTTGAGCTTGCTCAAAGACTACGGCGACAACCCGGCCGCCATCCTCGAGGCGTTCATCGGGAAGCTCAAAGAAGCCGGCAAGGGGAAGACCCACGAGGACCTCGACCGCCAGCTCGCGAAGATCAAGGAGGATCTGGCGAAGGCCCACGGGACCGAGACCGAGAAGCACACGAAGCGGATCGATGCCCTCCAGAAGCGGCTCTACAAGGAGCTGGTCGAGTCACGCGCGACCTCGGAGCTCGCCACCGCCGGCGCCATCGATCCCGATCTGGCCATCCCTCACGTCGTTCGCCAGGTGCGCGTGAGCGAGGAGGACGGCGACTACAAAGTTGTCGTGCTGGACGACGCCGGCGACATCCGCTACTCGCCCACGACGGGCGCGCCGATGAGCATCAAGGAGCTCGTCGCCGGCATGAAGGGCTCCGACAAGTACGGCCCGCTCTTCAAGAGCGAGGCGCCGACCGGGGGCGGGAAGCCGACCGGTGGGCCGAAGCCCGGGACGGGGTACGGCAAGCGGTCGAGGGAGGACATGACGGCCACCGAGAAGATCGCGTCCGGCCTCGGGAAGGGCCAGTACCAGCGCGGCAAGAGGGCAGGCAACGCAGGCATGTGAGAAAAGAGGACTTGCAGCCCGCTTTCGCGGAAGCGTACGGTAGAGAGCGACGATACGGTCGGCCGGTCCGTCGGGGGTGACCCCCGGAGGACGCGGCCGCCCATCGGGACGCACCGGCCCAAACGGTGATCTGAGGGTCGGTTCTCGGTTCGCAAGGTGATCTGAGAGCCGAAAGCCCCGCAGAGTTTTTCACCGGTAGCAATGGGGGTCGATGCGCGATGGCGTCAGTAACGCTCGCCGAATCGGCGAAACTCGCTCAGGACGATCTGGTCGCGGGGGTGATCGAGAACATCATCACCGTGAACCAGATGTTCGAGATCATCCCGTTCGACGGGATCGAGGGCAACTCCCTCCAGTACAACCGCGAGAACGTTCTCGGTGGCGCTGGCGTCGCGGGTGTCGGAACCGTCTACGATGACGGCACGGACACGAACCCGATCCCCGGCGAGACCGCCGGGATCAAGGCGGCAGCCACCTTCACCTCCGTCTTCTCGGGACTCACGACCATCGTGGGCGACGCCGAGGTCAACGGCCTCATCCAGGCCACCCGCTCTTCCGATGGCAACGACCAGACGGCGGTCCAGATCGCGTCCAAGGCGAAGCACTGCGGGCGGATCTGGCAGCACATGTTCATCAACGGCACGGGTGCGGCGAATCAGTTCGACGGGCTCATCAACCTCGTCGCTGCCGGACAGACCCGGACCTCGGCGACGAACGGCCAGACGCTCACACTGTCGATCCTCGACGACGTGATGTTCCTCGTCACCTCGAAGGACGGGCAGGTCGACTATTTCGCGATGAACAAGCGCGAGCTCATCGCCTACCGGGCGCTCCTGCGGGCGCTCGGCGGGGCCGCCATCATGGAGGTCGTCCAGCTTCCGTCGGGGAAGGAGATCATCGCCTACTCGGGTGTCCCCGTCCTCCGCAACGACTACATCCCGACCGACCAGACGCAGGGCACGTCTTCGGTGGCATCCACGATCTTCGCTGGCTGCTTCGACGACGGCTCCCGGTCGAACGGCATTGCCGGTCTCACGGCTTCGACCCAGGCGGGGATCAACGTCGTCGATGTGGGGGAGTCGGAGACGAAGGACGAGCGGATCTGGCGCGTGAAGTGGTACGCGGGCTCGGCGCTCTTCTCGGAGAAGGGCCTCGCCGCGGCACCCGGAATCATCCCGTAACGGAGCGGGTCACGGGCTCTGCTCGTGGCCCACTCTTCGGAGGGGCTGACCTTGGCTCTCAAGATCCTCACGCTGCCAGCGAACACGGTGAAGACGCTGAAAAACGGCGTCAACGTGATGATCGTTTCCGCGGGGAGCGACGCCATCGCGAAGCTCGCTGCCGCAGCGAAGTACAGCGGAGACTCCGCCTGGAGCGATGCGGTCGTGACCGACATCGCAGACGTGGCGGCGAACGCCACGGGTGCGCTCGTCGGATGGCGCTTCAAGATCGCGATCTCCGGCCCCGATCTCAATGACTCCGTGACCGTTACGGGCGTCGCCAGCACGGCCGATGTGCTGGACGAGATCGGGACCGCTCTGGCGACGGCGCTGAACGCTCTCGCGCTCATCGCGGGCGCGGCCTACGCCACGGCGACCCAGATCCTCACCGTGGCCGAGACGACGGACAGCCTCGGAGACCATGTCGTGCAGGTGTTTGTCTACCCGCCGGTCGAAAGCGCCGGCGGAGTCCAGTCAAACGCCGACGTGGACATGTCGTCCGTTTTCGTGGCGTCGGTCGTGGACGAGGGCGCGGCCGGCGATGCGCTGACCGTGACCTTCAACGCCGACACGACCGTCGTCCCGCGGGTCGTCGGGTACGGCCGGCAGTAGGGAAAGGGGAACTCGTGGCGACCGTTCAGATCGTGCTCGTGCTCACTGGCGCGAGAGCGGGGAAGACATGCGAGCTCGCGAAGGTGAGGTTCCGAGAGGGAAGAGCGGTCATCACTGGCAACATCCGGAACATCGACGGCGTCGTCAGATACTTCGGGCGGGCGTACGCGGCGTTCCCTGAGGGAAGCGTCGAGCTCGCCCGCCACGGAGGGACGAATGGGAAGAGTCCGGTTCACCCCGTTGCCAAACCGGGGGGATCAGAAACGGTATCAAGCGACGTTCCGCCGATCGAGCGAGGGCCTGCCGAAGCACCCGCAGACGACGCTGGCGGAGCAGGTCCAGCCGAGGCCGGGGGAGCGGGGGGTCATCCCGAGGGGGACGGACACGGACACCCCGGGCTGGATCGGGCAGAAAGGCGGCGGAAGGTCCTCCTCGAAGCGGTAGCGCAGCTCGATCATGCGAACGACGATCACTGGACAACGGACGGCCGGCCCACGGTTGACGCAGTTGCCAGAATGGCGAACTTGCCCGGGCTCACCCGGGCTGACATCGACGCTGTCGCCGGCAACGTCCGGCGCGCGCGGTAGCGGAAGGACCCGATGGCGGAAGCTCTGTACCTCATCACGAAGACGAGCCCCGGGGGGCCCGAAAAGACGCTGATCGACGGCATCCATTCGTGCCTCATCAACTCCGACAACGGCGGCAGCGACGCGACGAAGATCGCGGAGGCCGAGGCGAAGATCCAGGCTGCCGGGCATGCGATCCCGAGCGGGTACTTCGACACCGTGACGGCGATCGCGGACCTATCGGCCGGGCCGCTCGACACCGACGAGGACGTACTCCTGATCCTTCCGCGATCGACGCAGTACATCGTCACCGCGTGATGGATGACCTGGCGCTCGCCAGGCCGTGTGATCTGCGCCTCTGCGTTGACCTGCTAGAGCGGCTCATCGCGGAGGCGACGACGATGGATGAGAGGCAAAGGCTGCAGAGTGAACGGCGCGCCGTCTGCGAGGAACTCCACCGGCGCGGGCTCACGGCAACGCGGCCACCAAGGAGGGTCAGGCTGTGAGCGCATTCTCGGATTATACTGAGGGGAAGACCCTCGACCTTCTCTACAATGGCGTCGCCTTCACCGCACCGGCCACCTACGTAGCCCTCCACACCGCCGACCCCACTGATGCGGGCACGGGGACCGAGGTCTCAGGCGGCAGCTACGCCCGGGTGCTGGTCAACGCAAACGGCGGGGCGTCCCCGACGTGGAATAC